TAGTGAATGTTATTATTGTATTAGTACCGATTAATGATTTACGAATTACAAATCTTTTAGTAGTTATGTTGTTAATTTTATTAGACATAATTATTTTATTTTATTTAGTTAGTATTAATTTTATTTAGTTATATATAGTATCGAGTTGTGTACTAATTTAGTTTGTGTAGAAAAGCAGTACAGTAAAAGCTAAAATGTTTACAGGCAAATGCTGGCCGTAGAGGCCCGTGGGCCTTTTGCAAGGCGTTTTGTATATGGCCGGTGGGGGCGGGGGAGGGGGGCAACACTTTACCCTAACATTAGTAAATATATTTTTTTCTATGTAATAATAGATATATGAAAAGTTCACCAATATTTTTAAAACAGAGGTTAAGTCCAAAAGCAGCTGCCGCTAAAAAAAAGCGAGATATAGCAACTGCAAAGACTACAAAGCGAAAAGCTCGTAAAGCAGAGAACCAACGCATCGGCCAAAGTTCAACTTCTGATCTACATCATAGTGGTGGTAAAGTAAAAAGAACAAGTATTAAAAATAACCGTGGCAACTTTGGTCGTGGTACAAAAAAAGAAAAACAATGAAAAAAGACAGTGCATTTAAGCTAAAATCAGGTAACAAGCCTAGCATAGCTAAACTAATGGGTTTAGTAGATAAAGCTTTAGGTAGAAAACGTAAAGTAAAAAAGTTTCCAGAAGGTGGTAAACAAACTACAATAACAAATAAAAAAGGTGAGAAAAAAGTAATATTTAAAGGAAAAAATTACAGAGGTGTTCAAAAATTTGACGCACAAGGTAGAGAGACTTTAGATAAAACTAGAATGGGTAAATTACTTGGAAAGAAAACTGAAAGAGGAAAAATGGAAAAGAAATATAGTGATCCTTCTAAGTACGAGCGTTTTCCTAATAAACCACTTGAAGTAAAAGTAACTACAAAAAAAGGATTATTTGGAAAGAAAAAAGTAAGAAAATCTAAGCGTAAAGCAGATAATAGAGTAATTTTCGGACCATTTACAAATTAAAATATAGGGAAACACCCTATACCAATAATTATTAACCAAAAACAAAACCAAATGACTTATTTATATTATAAAACTAGTACGGCATCGTACAATTACAAACCAAATGAAAAAACTATAGAACAGTGGCAACATCTTGCAGATAAAAAGAACTGGAGGATAACGCAACTACCAAATGGTTTTTACCAAACAGAAGTATCTGATACAGATGGTAAAGATTGGCACGATGTAACTCGTAGAGAAACCATAGAAGGTGCAGAAGCAGCAATTGATG